GCTTAGAGAAGATATCTCAGATGATACAACATTAATTTTGTCAGAGTCTGCATCTACACGACTCGTTAAACTCTGTAATGAAGATGCATTTGCTTGAATACCCGTAACATCTAGATCTTCAAATGATGCCTCTAATTGAGTAAGTTTTGCGGCCTCTGAAGTGATCGTGTTTCCCTGTTGAGTAACAGTAGTCTCTAATGATTCACGCGCAGAAGTTTCGGCAGCAATAGCAAGGTCCGTATTCGTCAACGAGTTGGATAAACTAGTTACTTGAGAAGAAACCGCAGATAGACTGTCACTGTCTGCATTCACTCGCGCTTCCAACGATTGCGTCGCTTCAGCGGCGATAGCAAGTACTGCGTCAGAGTCTACACCCTGATTAAAACTTGCCTCTAAACTAGTAACTTCCTGTGATAGTATTGATAGATCGTTGCCTGTTTGCGTTACTTGTGTTTCCAGTGACTGCCTTGCGCCTGCCTCGGCATCGATGCGAACGCCTAGGTCCGAATCTACCGATGAGATTTGCGAACCTAGATCGGTAATCTGTGAAGATTGAGTAGACAGACTGCCCTCTGTTTGTACAACACGCGTTTCTAATGCTTGTGTCGCTGTCGAGTTGGCGGCGATCTGTAAACCCAATGCGGTGTCGAGGTCATTTATCTCCGTACTTAATGATGTCACGTCAGAAGAAACTGCAGTTAGGTCATTGTCCGTCTGTGTTACTTGTGTTTGTAGCGACTGTCTTGCTGTGGCTTCTGCGTCAATGCGAACACCTAGGTCCGAATCTACTGAGGTGATCTGTGAACCTAAGTTTGTAATTTGAGAAGACTGAGTAGACAGACTGCCTTCTGTTTGTGTGACGCGGGTTTCTAGTGCTTGTGTCGCCGTCGAATTGGCAGAAATAGATGTACCTAGATCTGTGTCTACCTGCGTCAGTCGACTGTCTAGTGTCGTAATACGTTGTGATTCTGTTATAAGTCGATCGCTGTCTTGGTTAATACGCACTAACAAAGAATCTTCTGCTGTAGATACGATATTAGCTACGTATCCAGAGTCAACACCTGCCGTTGTTAAAGCGGCCTCGAGTGTGGTGATGTCTGCTGCGAGTATTTCAATTGCGCTGTCTGCGCTCTGAATTAACACTAACAGTTCATCACGGGCACCAGCGGTAGCATTAATCAAGAAATCAGAATCGATTTGATCGACAACTGCACTTAAGTCTGTTACTCTAGAGGCTTCGGTTACCAGTTTATCACTGTCTGCATTAATGCGTGTTGTCAAACTATCAATCGCTGTTGCGTTTGCAGAGACACCAGAGAAGTCTAGTGAGTTTAGGTCAACGCTTAATTGCGTCAAGTCTTGAGCTAACACAAGTACATCGGAATCTGTTTGACTAACCAACGCAGTTAACGTGTTTGTAGCGGCTGCTACAGCATCGGTTGTGTCGTTAGTCAATGACGCTTCCAGATCAACGACCTGTTGTGATAGTACAGTCACGTCGGAATCTGTTTGATTAATTAACGCAGTTAGACTATCAGTGGCAGTCGCTACAGCAGTAGATGTATCACTTATCAAAGATGCTTCTAAATCAACAATCTGTTGCGAAAGGACTGTTATCTCAGAATCATTTGCGGTGATCATCGTCGTGAGGCTGTCTGTCGCAGAAGCAACAGCAGAACTTGTATTGTTTGTTAAAGAAACTTCTAGCTCTGTCAGTTGTTGCGCCAGTACAGTGACTTCCGAGTCCGTCGCATCAATCATTGATGTGAGACTACTGGTTGCTGTCGATACTGCCTCGCCTATGTCTGTTGTTAACGAGGTATTTAATTGAGTGATTTGTTGTTGTAGTTGTACTAGGTCACTATCAATAATATTTACTATGGTGGCACTGTCTAAGGGTCCATTCGCGATAGAAACAATCGTAGCGCTGTCTAAGTTTCCATTCGCGATAGAAACGATCGTCGCAGAATCAAATCCATATGTGCCCGCGTCAATAATACTTTGTACTTGACCTGAGTCAAGACCCGCACTGTCTAGTCCAGATTGCAATCCAATTAGAATAGAATCGTGTTGACCAACACGAGCGTCCAATAAAGTAATTAAGTCTTGGTTCGCGATAATTCCAGATAAATCAACATCAGACAATTCCCTAGCAACTGCACTATCGACATATTTAGATAGGAACTCTGCGGTCACATCACCTAGTGTAGTGATTTGATAAAGTTCTAGAAAGTTGTCATTGATCTTTTCGCTGGCTTCTCGGAGTGTATCACCCGTACCGTCGTTTGCTGATCCGCCTGTGTTTAGAATTCTTCTTGTCATTTTACCCGCCGTGTTTTTCTGCGTCTATGTTTTCGTAGGTTTGTGAGATGTCTAATATATCATCATCTAATGTAGGCGGCTTAACGCCCGTCCAATCAGCCACTGTAGTAAAGTCATCGGATATTTGTTGCAATGTAATTGTTTCGTACTTATCAAGCGTCTCAAGCGAACTAACAATAATGCCTGTGCCATCGTCTTTTTGCGTCTGTGTACGTGCGTCCACTGGATCGTTCTCTTCCATAGTTAGTAGAGAGTATGTGGCCGCAGGTCTGCTCAACTGAGTTGTTTCTAGAACAACCGGATAGCTGGGTATTTCTAATGGATCGGTCGTCGGACCTGCCATAACGTCGAGATCGCCGAACCCCTGAGTCTCTGTCTCTGCAGCCAGATAAAACCCTGCAGGGTGTACCATCTTCTTATACACCGATTCGTAGTCAGAGAATGATAGAGGTGTTTTTAAAAGAACTGAGAAGATCTGATATCGTTTGTCGTCCTGAATATACTTCATCGAGCTTGGTCCGATAAGAGACCCATTTGGTTTGTCGTTTAACTTAAAGATGTTTTTCTTCGGGTAGGTAACTTCAACATCTACACCATAGAACGCTTTGAAGAATTGTTCTGCAGATAACTGCGTACCCTTGGACCGATAAAACCTTGATAGGAGTCGCGCCATAAACCTTGGGTCGGCATTTACATTTTGATCAAACGATCCAGCATCTAACCCATCGCTGATTTCGCCTATCAATAAATCTAAGTGCTCTAACTCAGTAGTTGAGATATTGCGTATATCAATCAATTCATTGATTATCTTTTCTACAGACTCTTTTTCCGTAAACTTATAATATAGTTCCAAAAAAGAAACGAGCCGCGGGTACTGTTCCTGAAAAAACTGAGGAAGTACCTGAGATACCTTTGGTTGATGAAACTTAGGGTCTATTCTCAAATCTGACATTACAAATCGACCTTGATTACACCTGTATCTACATTAGAATAAGTCATCGACAAACCTTCATCAATCGTTAGGATATAGTTTCGCAAAGGTACGATTGTACTTTGATTCGCCGGAGTCGCGCTTATTTTAATAACATCATCAACATAACTGTTTTCATCGACGGTTAACGCGTTAAGTGTTACTGTACCTCTCGCTGGTTCATATGATCCGATGTTATCGATCTTGACAACATTGTCCATATCTAATAACTGTAACTTAGTTGAACCTAGTTTATTCTTAATGATGACGTTTTTCCCGTTAGACTTGAACACCGACGATGTGATTGTGTGATCGTCTTTGTCTGGTTCTGCCAAGAAGACAGGGAAGTTTACATGGAAGTCTTGTTCTATCTTATCAGTAATTCCCAGACCTTCCGCTATCCTCTTCTCATTCAGTTCGGTAAACATTTCAGTGATAGGAATTCTCTGTTGAACTTTCAAAGTCATTCGCGAGTTTAGAATCGCAGGCGATAAGTTATCGATCTGCGTCAATAGGTTCGAACGGCGGAAGATGGCGTTGAATGTAGATAACTCAGATTGCACGTGTGTATTGATCAATCCGCGAACGTCTGTCTCTAGAATTTGAGACTTAGTTACTTTCAATGGATCTATATTAAACAATGTGTTTATTTCTAGATAGGTTTTTTGCGGGGATACAAATTCTAAGTCAATTGACATAATTGATAGATTAGAAGTCAATTCTTTTTTTACCCGTTCCTGCTCTGTATCAATAAAGTTCTGATCTACATCATCTCTGAAGTTTAAACTAACAAAAACTTTACCATACTCCGGAGGAACGTTATCATTACCGCCCCAAGCAATAACGTCACGGAAGTATGAAGAATACTTCGATTGAATAAGCGCACGATAATCGTCTGCTGTAACGAGTCGATTTTGCGCAGCCCATGCGCGAGGAGCATTCATCTTAATAGAAGAGATACTTTCTTTACCAGAACCGCCAGCTGAAAAACTTATCGTGTTTACAGTTGAAGTATATCCGAGGTCGCTAAAACTATTTAACTTAAATGTTCTTGCGCCATTTCCTTCCGAACCTTTAGTAGATACATATGAAACTTCAATTACGTTTCCACGGATAGGTCTTTGTCCTAAAATATTCCCGTCGCTGAATAAAAGGTCATAATATCCATTAGGCGTTTCATTGACCATGTAGACCTTAGAATCGTCAGTAATAGTACCGACCGACTGTAAATCTTGATATGCGACTGAATCTGGTGATGTTGCGTTGTCTCTTACATTTACAGATAATGTAGATGTGTCTACACGATCATCCATTATAACGTAACTGACATCTACCGAATTGTTTGCTGAGAAAGTGCGCGTGTTCATTTTCCCTTCGGCGATCTGCAAGTCCTTAAACGTAAACTTACCGTCTTCAATAGCAACAGTTTTAGGTTCTAATGTATGAAAGGTGTACCCGCGATCGTCAATGGTCGTTAGGAACTCTGTGCCTCTATTTAAAGTAAAGGTTGAAGGTGGATTAGGGATAGTAATCGCAACTTCTACTGTTGCTCTCGCTGAAGTACGGGACTTCACAGAGTAACCTAAAGATTCGGCATGAGAGATAACCGACGCTCGTATTTGAGAAGTGCTTAAAAAAGATTCATTTATTGCGAGGTTAGCCGTAATCGCATTGAGGTGCGTATTATAAGCAAGCACGTCCAGAATATTAGACAACCCGCTCGCACTAAAATCAAAATCGGCAAACTCAGAATCTGCTCTCAGATGAGTTTTTAATTTGGATTTGATATCGTTAAAATCTAGTTTAGATGTATTGATTGTCATTATCTTGACCTTGCAATAGTTAAATTCATAGTGACTACTTTCGGAGTATTAACAACAGCAAACACCAACTGTACGCTTAAAGTATAATCGTTTTCGTTAAATGTTGCGGTAACGTTACGGACCTTCGCCCTTGGTTCGTATTGACTAATACAGTTTTCAATAATATCTTCAACCTCATCTTCCGAAACTTCGGTCGTTAGTGAAAATAGTAAGCTTTCTAAGTCACCACCAAAATCTGGTTTGAATGGGAC